TTTACTAGCTCTATGTTATTTAAATTAGCCACCCATCATCCCCCTTGCCTGGGCTTCCATGCCTTGTTGGGGAAGGCCATTCTGATTAGAGGGGGCAATTTGGTCTGCACCCTCTGGGTTGCCACCTTGAGGTGTTATAGGCTTCTGAGGGTTAAGAAGTTTATTGGAGAAGTTTACAAACTCATCCCCCATGTATAAGAATATTTGACTCATAATATAGTTAATAATATTTACTATGTCTGGGTGCTGTATCTGGGCCACATAACTTAACACCTGTGTCCACATCTTAACTTTATTGCTCTTAGAAAACTCTGATTCTATAGACTGAGAAACAGGTTTATAGAAATAATCTTTAGACGGGTCAAAGTTAAACACCTTTTCCCCCATAAGTTTTTTACCTGTCTCTGGAGCCGCAAAACTCCAAGTCATTTGTAGAATCATATTATATAACTCTGATAAAAATGTATTTTCAAAAGTAAGCGACTTATAGTTAGTTCTTATATTTGTTCTGTGCTCTGCTCCCGCAATAGCTGTAGCGGTTGTACTGGCTTGACTAGGAAGTCCCCCCATAGAGGGAGGATGTATGGCATCAAGTTGCTGCATTTTGTCTATGAACATAGAGGCTTGAGCTAAAGCCCCTTGTATGTTGTCGCTTATCTGAAGCTCTACCAACGAATCTACGTCATCAAGAGGAATCTTGTGACCAGGCTCTATAAATATATCAGGGTTATCTTCAACTTCATACCTTTTTACTTTAAGAGTAGGCATGGTAGCCAACATAACCCTGTCATTACTTACGTTTATTGTATCGTCTAAAGCCAACTGAAGCTCTCTAGCGTATTTACCGTCTCCGACACCCCCGTCATACGCAGGATGAATATAACATAAACCTCTTATTACCGGCTTATAGGGGACTTGGTTCCAATCAACAAAAGGAGTGGGCTGAAACCTTATAAGAATAGGAGTATTTCCCACTAAAACAAAAGTTATAATAGTTTCTAAAAGCTCTGCATTTTCCTTTATCTCCCCAAACGAGTCATAACCAGATTTAATTTTTATTGGATACCCGTTCTCGTTAGTTTCCTCCACAGTACACCAGAAGGACCCAAAACGCTCCAAGACATCAAAAGGTTTATTAATCTCGCTGACAGGTTTAACTTCTCCTATGTGAGAACCAGAGGGGTTGTTGTAGGAAGTGCTGGATGTTTCTGTCTCCATTGGAGCTATTGCTGTTTTAATCTTATCTAAATTAAAATAACCTCTGTCTCCTGCCTCTTTCCTTAGTTGGTCTAAACTCTTCTCTGACCTTATTATAACCCAGTCTTTCTGCTGAAGAGAATAAACATATTTATTATCCATAAAAACATTAGAGGGGTCTACTATATCATAATTAAATCTGTCTATTATGGGAACTTCTTTTGTAACAGGTTCCTCTATAGCCCTAACAGCTTTTACTTGATTCTCTGGGTCTGTTATAGCTTCCCCAAAAATATCTATACCAAGTTCCTCATATTTAGTCTCATAGCCAACTACTTCAGGTCTTGACTTCTGTTCCCACCAACAAATAGCATAAGTCCTACCTAGTAACTGACTTATAATCTTTGCTCGAAGGTATTTCTGATAATAGTATAGGTGTCTCTGATTAAGGGTGCGATTTATTAGTTCCTTAGACGCTTCGGCATTTGCTTTAGCTTCGTCGCTCTCGTCTTCCAAATAAGCCTCTACAAAGTCTCTAGTCTGAAAATACTGGTTAGCGTCTATAGCAGACTGAGTTAAGACGTGAGAAACAAACTCAGGTATGCGAATATCAGACATCCAATCGTATTGTTTAGCTTCTCTTTCTGAATCAATTAAGTCGAGATATTGACTATATTCAGTAGATTCAGAGTCTCTGTTGTCTTTAGCCCTAGTATACTCTTCATACACTATCTTTTTGGCTATTATATCTTCGCCTATTATTTCAACCATGTTAATTCACCTTAAATGCCGGAGCGGGCATAAACCTCTTTAATACTGTCTTGCAATCTGGGCACTTCAGTTTCTTGTTAAGGTCTTTCAACGGAACATGAACATCCCAAGTTGAATTGCATTTCTTACAGAAGTAATCGTACCTAGGCAAATTAGTTCCTCCTTTTGAAGTAGTCGGCTACCTGATTTTCATTAATGAATTTTGTCGGAGACCTAAAGGCAGGTTCTTTAAACGCCGCCTCCCACACCATATTGAAGTGGCTCCACTTTTGTTCAGGTTTATTTTTAGCGTCTTTCTTGGTATTGTCTCCTGTACTAGCCCACTCTTCCCATCTCCAGTTGTGCATAGCTTTTATAGAGTCCTTACAGTTACTTAGTACCCAAAGGGTAGGAAGATATTCTGTCCTTCCGTTTACTGTGGTTCTATTGTTAAATGGCCTCTTAGCGGTAAGAGAGTTTTTTAATCTCTCTCTTAGGGCATCTCTTCCTCTCTCCCCGTGAGTATCCCATACGTCCCAATAAGACGAAGTTCCTATTCCCTCTCTTGAAAGATTTCTGAACTCTTCATTCAAATCATCTAAAACAGTTATGTTGTCTTTCTTTGTGGCCTTTGCAAGAGGGTCTATCAAATTAAGCCTAAACTTATAATCTTTTCCTGAAATAGCTATTTGTCGTGCAATTTCCCTAGACGTAAACTTTTCAGGAGAAGGGTTCCACTCTCCCCAAATGAAAGCTTCGTTATCTGGGGATATAGATATCATACCAAAAGCCCAAGGAGTCTGTGGGTGAAAATCTATACCCCTGAAATGAGTCCAGCTTTTGGGAACCCCGTCAGGAAAAGTCTCGACAGGAAGAATGTGTAGGCCATAATCAAAATCCTTGAATATCCTTCCTGATAACTGCTTAAAAATACCATAACGTCTAATGGCTACTACGTCTGGGTCGTCTATGTTATTAAATAAAGCGTCTATAACTTCTTTCTTAAGCGTTGGGTTGTCGTCTGTAGCCGCCATAATCACAGCGATATCATAAGGGGTATCTCTTTTCTCTACGGCTTTTTCTACCAAACCAGGTTTACTTAAGAAATCAACTATATATTTACTTCTGTAAATAACAGAAGCTTTATCATAAATTTCATCAAACAACCACGAACTTCTATCAACAGGGGTATAAGTAAATATAATATCTCCATTTTCGGCAAGAAGCCTAGGAAGTTGCTCGTCATAAAACTCCTTGCTAGGGCTTTCATCGCACCAAATACTAAGCCGCTGAACCCCAGCCGTGGCTTGTGTAGACTGATTGTACGACACAAACTCTACAACTATATCTCCTTGCCCGTATGGGTCTATTATAGTCATTGCGGGGTTTCTAACCGTAATATCTTTCTTTATCAGATTAGGAGGCAACCATTTTTTAAATTCAGGATATTGCGTATTCTTAACCTCGGAAGTTCCCCCATCTACCTCTAAAGTTGAAGTCTGTCCTGGAAGTGTCTCAGAACAAAACCTAAACACTCTTGATTCTCTCCTATGTACTTTAAGTTCACTGCCACACTCCTTACATATTAACTCTGTTATCCCGTAGGGGGCAAAAGAATGGTCATTTTCGCACTCGTAATAGGTTACGTTTTTTCTTGCAATAGGGTGTAACCCTAATATTCTCATAACATATTGATAAGCTGCACTTCCTGTTTTTCCGCTCTGGTTTCCGTATACCAGAAGAATCATCTTATGATGCAACTGGACAAACCTCTTGAAAACCCAAGTATATTGAAACCTTAAGAAATTTCCTAAACTGTTTAACTGGTTAGCGTTTATCACCCTACTTTGCTCCCACAAAACCAAGTGCTAACTACTGCCCCTGAAATATCTAAATTCCCTCCAGAAGCCTGATAAACATAAATTTCAAAGTAATCAGTAGAGCCGTTGGCTTGAACAACCATACTACCTTGGTGTCCCTGAGACCCTGTGCCAGCGGCTCTGGTAAGAGCTAAATAGCCAAGAAGTGAACCGTTCTGATATAACCCTAACAATAATGCTGTGTTGTC